GTGAGACGCCGTTCAATCAGCATGGGTCGACGGGCAAGGTTGAGCCGTCCAAGCCGCAGCCTGACCTGAAGGGTCACAACGCTGCACCACACACCAAGCGCCCCTAACGGTGGCTGTCCTCCCCCGGGAGGCTTCTTTCGTGGAGTTTCGGGACTATGTCGCGGAACACCGCGGGGACGTTCCCTGCGCTGAATTGGATGACCTGTGGGAGCGGCGTCTAAAACTGCTTGGTATCGGCTTCGCAACTGGAGTGGGTTACCGCTCCACGTTGCCCCCCGACGAGCAGCATCTGACCCGCAACGAGCGTGGTCGGAAAGCCGAGAGGGAAGCGTTGTCTCAGGGTCGGAACATCGAACGTCTGCCGGATAAGGCGTATTTCTGATGGCGCGTAAGACGCGGGTTGAGCAGCATGAGATTGTTCAGCGTCGCATAAGGTCGTCTGGTCGTTGGCGTGACGAGGAGGGCTACGACAGCCTGTGGCGTCGCATGAACGATTTGTACCGTGGCAAGCATTGGCCGCGTACCACCGCCAGCAGCGAAGACTTGATTGCTGTCAATCTGGCGTTTAGCACGGTGAACGTTATTGCGCCGTCTGTGTCGGTGAATCATCCTAAGATTGTGGTGTCTCCGACGTTGCCGCAGGATGGCGACAGGGCCACGTTTGTTGAGGCCGTCATCAATTACATGTGGCGGCATCACGATTTCCGCAATCCGTTCCGACGCGCCGTCAAGGATTTCCTGATTTTCGGCCACGGCTGGCTGAAGGTCGGTTGGAACTTTGTGGAGCAGGAGCGGTCCTTGGGGAATACGGAACGTCAGGAACTGGCAGAGGACGCCATGTTTGAGGCGAACCTGTTTGGGGCGGAGAACCCCGAGTTGGCGGGTGGTTTGCCCAGCGACGAAGAGTTGACGGCCATGATCCCTCAGACCAGCATGTCGGTTGTGGAGGATCAGCCGTTTGTGGAGCGGATCTCTCCGTTCGACATGTTTGTCGATCCGGAAGCGACCTGCATGGCGGACGCTAAGTGGATCGGCCAGCGTGTTATCCGACGCTTAGAGGACGCCAAGACGGACAAGAACTATAAGCCGTCGGCCCGAAAGCGGCTCACCGCCGACGCGATGCTGTACCCGATGTATGAGTCTTCTAGCCGTCAGGAACGCGAAGAGTTTCTGTTGGAAGAGGAACGGGTAGCGATATACGAATACTACGACATCGCTAATAATACGATGAGTGTGTCGTCGCTGACTGGCGACGAATTCTTGGTGGATCCAATCCCCATGCCGTACGCGTACGGACAGCCGTTTGTGATGTTGCGAAACTATGACGTTCCGGACTATTTCTACCCGATGGGTGATCTGGAAGCGATTGAGTCTTTGCAGTTGGAGTTGGACAAGACCCGCTCCCAGTTGGTGAACGCTCGCAAGCGTTACGCCCGCAAGTACTTGTATCACGAGCGTTCGTTTGGGCCGGAGGGCCGGGAGGCTTTGGAGTCCGATCAGGACGGGCGTCTTGTCCCCGTGGTGGACGAGAACAAGCCTTTGTCGGAGGTCGTGATTCCGATGCCGCAGACTCCGCTTTCGCCGGAGGTGTACAACACTTCAGCGATTATCGAAGATGACATTGCGGCTGTTTCGGGAGTGTCGGAATATGCACGGGGTCAGTTCCCTGAGATTCGTCGCACGGCGACTGAGGCGAGTCTGATTGCCGATGCGGGCAACGCCCGCGCCGCTGACAAGTTGGCGATTATTGAACTGGGGATTGGGCATGTGGCCCGTCGTATCATCCAGTTGATGCAACAGTTTATGACTGGTGAGCAGGTCGCCCGGGTGGTGGGCCGTGGTGGTGAAAGCCTGTTCGTGACGTACAGCCGTGACGACATTGTCGGGGAGTACGACTATTCGGTGGAGGGCGGTTCGACACAGCCCACCAACGACACTATTCGCAAACAGCAGGCCGTTTCGTTGTTGAACGCTATGGCTCCGCTGGTGGGGACCGTGATCGACCCGACAGCACTTGCAAGACATGTGCTGCAACGTGGTTTTGATATTAAGGATCCCGACAAGTTCTTGATGGAACAGGCTCCGATGATGCCGGAGGGTCCTGCGGGGGCGCCAGCGCCTCCGGGGATTCCGGGCGGGGCGGGTATGCCGATGATGCCTCCTGAAGATTCTTTCGCACAGACGGGTGGCGTTCCACCAGAGTTGGTGGCGCAGTTGCAGAATCAGATGGGCGTGGAGTTGGGAAGTTTATAGGTCGATTGGGACAGAGTGTCCCTAGTAGAAGAGAGCAGTCGCTTAATAGGCGGACTCTCAGGAGGCAATAAAATGGAAGATGCAACGGAACCCACTGAGGTGGACAGTCCGGATTCTTCGGTTGGGGTTTCGGAGGAACCTGCTGAGTCGTACACCGTGAAGGTGGACGGTTCGGAAGAGCAGGTCAGCCTTGAGGAACTTCGGGATGGATACCAGCGACAGTCGGATTACACCCGTAAGACGCAGGAACTGGCATCCGAACGCAAGAGGTTGCAGCAAGCCGAAGCGATAGTCACTTCGTTGGAAGCGGACCCTGAGGGGACGATGTCAGCGTTGGCGGATGCGTTCGGGGTTTCGACCAGACAGGCGCCAAAGGCGGCTGAGGTTGATCCCTACGGGGCGGCATGGGGTGATGACACTCCTGACCCCACGGAAGATCGCATTCGTGGACTGGAGCAGAAGTTGGCTGCACAGGATCGCGTTCAAAGACGACAACAGGTAGAGAAGCAAGTTGAAAACTTGAAGGGGCAGTACGGCGATTTCGACGCTCAGGATCTGTTCCAGCATGCGTTAGCCAACAAGATCACGAATCTTGAAGCGGCGTTGACACATATGCGTTATGACGATGTGTCGCGGCGAGCGCAAAAGTTGGAGCAAGAGCAGGAGCGTACGGATGCGAAACGGGACGCGAGTGTGGTGACTCCTTCGGGGTCTAAGCAGGCGGGTTCCTCTAAGGCTGCTCCGGAAAAGGTTTCTTCTATCCGTCAGGCGTTTGAAAACGCCAAGCGGGAACTTGCTTCATGACACAGAGTGAGGTGACAGTACATGGCTGGTAACAGCAACTTTGACGAGATTCTGTCCACCACCCTGAAAAACTACATCCCGAAACTTACTGACAACATCTTCTCGGCTAGGCCATTGTTCTATGCCTTGACGAATGGTCAGACAATTCGGCGTGTTTCAGGTGGTGCGAAGATCGTCGTCCCGATTATTTACGGGACAAACTCAACCGCTGGTTCTTACAGCGGCGTGGATACTATTGACATTACGGCTCAGACAGGCATTTCGGCTGCTGAGTACGACTGGAAGCAGTATGCCGCCACCGTAACAATCTCCGGAATCGAAGAGGCCAAGAACAACGGCGAAGCCGCCATCATCGACCTGCTGGAAGGCAAAATCTTCCAGACGCAGGAGACGGTGATTGAGAACATGAACACCATGTTCTGGGCGGATGGTACTGGTAACAGCAGCAAGGACTGGAATGGTCTGCACCTGATTGTTGCCAAGCCCAACACGTCGCTTGGTGGAATCGACCCGACAGATTCGGGCAACTCGTGGTGGGCTTCCACCGAGACGGACGAGAATGGCGCTTTGACACAGACCACGATGGCGAACGTCTACAATAGTGTTTCGGTTGGTAACGACCAGCCGACGATCATCATTACCACACAGACCCTGTACGAGAAGTACGAGTCGCTGTTGGCCGACCAGATTCGGTACACTGATACCGATGTGGCTGATGGCGGGTTTCAGAACCTGCTGTTCAAGGGCGCACCCGTAACCTTTGACGGGGCTACCACGAGTGGACAGATGATGTTCCTTAACACCAAATACCTGCAACTGGTGGCTCATAGCGATGTCTGGTTCAAGCCGACACCGTTCGTGCGTCCAACCAATCAGGATGCTGTGTTCTCACAGTTGCTGTGCTACGGCAACTTGACATGCAGCAACCGTGCCCGTCAGGGATATCTCTTCGGCGCCACGGGCTGATAAACGGTTCGTCGCCACGGGAGGCATCATGGCACGGGGTTTCGCATACGCTTACAAGCGAGGGCAGCGCCCTGCAGATGAACCTGCGGGAAATTATAAGACGCTAACACCCGAGCAGCACGTCGTTGGGCGTGATCGGCGTATCCACAGCGTGAACCCCATCCCCCCACATGTGCCTCTCGTGGCGGCACCATCCGAGGAATCAATCCCTGAAATTGTCGAACCCCCAACCGAATAGGGGGCATTCGTGCAACTAAGCGAAATGCGAGACTACGTTCGGAACGTGGTCGACATAGACACAACCGATATTTCTGACTCCGTGATGAATACGTTCATCAGGGAGGGATACAATCTGGTTGTCTACTCTGAAAAACGGTGGCCGTTTTACGAGGTGTCTGTCACTTTCGACACCGTTGCGTCCACAAACGACTACTCTCTGGCAGCCATCGGAGGGGACGCTTCCACGGGGGTTCAGGTAACCCACGACGGTGTGGCGTTCTCTGGGGCTTCAGCGCC